TGGTAGGTCAACTCCATAGCCACCAGCATCTGAACTAATAAAAACACGAATATTAGGGTCATTATTAAGAGCATTTTTGTGTTTTTCCTTTGTCTTAGCATCTAGTTGTCCGGTGTATGTAACACTTATGTCTCGCCCAATACTGTCGGCAATAATATCTACCATATCAACATATGAGCAAAATACAACTAGTTTATTCTTATCATCCTGGTCCAAGAAATCTTTTACGTACTTAAGAAATATTACTAGTTTTGTATTTGGCAAATTTTCCAATAGTCCCTCGTCATTTAACTGAGCTGCATAAGCTGAGCCTTCTCCGTTTCCAAGGTTAAACTTTGCAGCACTAATTTGTAGTAATTCTGGAGAACAGGTAAGCATTTTAAGGCAGCCTATCTTAGACATCACTTGACCGCGCAATTCGTCCGCAGGACCGCCCCAGGACTTTTCAAAGCCGTAATGAGCCATTATATTAAAGTTGCTGCCAAACAAAGTTTGAGCGTTGTCTAAGTCTAGTAGCAAATCATCTGAAATACGCTTATACAAAGCAGCTGTTTTTCTGTCCATCATTACATAGACAGGCTCTTTATGAATAGTTGCAGGCAAAAAGGGCGCTACGTCAGGGTCGCTCTGCGCTTTACGAACAGAAGCTTCTTTCATACGCTCATGTAAGGTAGGGAGGTTGCGATAGCGGTCTACGCCTCCCCAAGCATTACGAACAATGAATGTCATATCAAACTTATCAAAACGGCCAAGTACGCTGTCATCTACAAACTGCATAATGCTAAACAGTTCTTCTGGCTTACCATTTTCTACCGGTGTTCCTGTAAGAGCAAACCGATACTCACAGGTGGCCAGTTTCTTAACAGCCTTGGCACGTTTTGACTTAAATGACTTAATAGCAGTGGCTTCATCTAGAACAATGAATCCTCTAGGTAATTTACTTACAAATGACCAGTCATTTACAACCTGTTCATAATTCATGATTACATAATCAATTTTAGATGTCTTCCATCTCATTGCCCGGTCATACTGTTTTTTACGTTGCTCTGGATTTCCATCAATGACAATAGCGTTTGAGCCATTAGTAAACTTTGCAATTGATGATTGCCACTGGTATTTAAGACTGGACAAACAGATGATTAAACCTGGTTCGGTTATTTTACCGTCATCCATTAGTTCTTCAATTGCGGCAATAGTCAAAACTGTTTTACCAAGACCGAGGTCATAAGCAACTAACATTTTTCCGCGCTCAATCATCTTATCAACGGCCTCTGGCTGATATGGTAGTAGTGTTCCTACGAATCCCATTGTAAAGCTCCTAGTCCATTTACAGAGTGCTTAGCTGTAAGTAGTCCATAAAGAATTTCACTTCTACTCATAGCACCTACGTCTTTCATATCAGTGTGGCCGTAGTTGAAGTACCAAGCCTCTAGATTCTGTTCTAGCATTTTTTTAGAAGCGTTAATTCCTGACTCGTCATTGTCCAGTGCGAACACAATTTCATCTGCTTCTTTTATTAATTCTAGTTGCGTGTTAGAAATCATCGAGCCGTAGGTAGACACTCCGCCAGGTACTCCAATTGACTCTAATCTTACTACATCTAGTGGGGACTCTACAACAATCATCCGGCCGCCTGTATACCGATTTAAGCCAAATAGTGTAGTAGACTTTTCTACACCTTGTGGGTAATTTCGGAAATAACGACGGTTAAAACCTTTCTCCTGCCAACCCAACAATTTATTTGAATGCGGGTCGCGAATTACCGTAATCCAATTTGAGTGCACAGTATCCCATAACAGCTGATGTTTTTCAGCAGCCTGTACGCTAAATCCACGTGCTGAAAGAGCGTGAGACGGTGGTAAGGTAAACAAAGCAAGTCTTGACTCAGTTATAGAGGTAACTTCTTTGAATATAGATTCCTGTTCCTGCTCTTCTTCGGGAGGACCTAGGTGGATGTTATCAAATGACAGATATAGCCAATCTTTGGCATCTGCATAATCTAGGAAACCGTTAGCATCTCTAAGACCTTGTGCAGTTGCAATAAGCGACCATAGATTGCCCTTAAATCCGCAAGAGAAGCAGATGTGCGCACCAGTGTCGGAGTTAATCCACCAAGAGGGGCTGCGATCTTCTTTACCGGTAATCTCTTTGTGGCCTGGGCATAATGCAAGTATTTCAGAACCACGTGCATTTACTGGCTCAATGTTTAGACGGCGTAATACCGTTTCCATTTCTTCTAGCCTCATACGTCGTCGCTCGTCATTTCACGGAATAGACCGCTGGCCCAGTCCCACATCAAAGATGCCTCTACGTTACCGCTGTTACGGGCAGCCATAACCTTTAGCGTTCTGGTGTCATCTACGTTCTCGTCCTCACGTTCAAGACCAAACACAACATCTGCGTCCTGTAGGAATGATGATGAATAACCAATCGAATCAGTAGATACTTTACCCTTTTTAGTTTTCCAGTTAAGCGCTTGTGTAGTAATTACAATAGGCTTGTTTGTACGCTGAGCTAGACGCTTTAGCGAACGGGTAATCCCAGTCAAAGCCTGTGGGGTGTTTGACTCGCCAGTTTGTTCATCTAACATTAAGTACACACCATCAATAAACACTACATCTGGATTAAGTGTTTGAATCTTGCTTTGAATAGCTGATACGGTAATGCCGTGGGCAGCATCTACAAGCCAGAAGTTAGTAGGGTCATCAGCCATAGATACTAGCGAATCTTGGAATCGCTTTTCTTCTTCTTTGGTTAATGTACCTGAGATAAGGCGGTTATGTGAAACCAATGCGCGCATTGAGTCATAGCGGTTTTGCTGTTCACGGTTAGTCATCTCAAATGACTGGAACATAGGAGACATTTCCTGTTTGTGAATGTTATTAGCAATTTGCAAAGCAAGAGTTGACTTACCCGTTTTAGGGGTAGCTACGATAACGATTAGCTGACCCTTTTGCAAGCCGTTTGTTACAGCATCAATTGTAGGGAAACCGGTAGCAACACCAAGCAAGCCAGGATTGTTCTTACGAAATAAATAATCTTCCCAGCGTGACTCTGTGGTAGTAATCAAGTTGATATCTGAGGTTTTATTTAAGCCCTCTTCTTCAAGCTTTACTAGCCCACCCTGCATAAGTAGTAGAGCAGCCTCGTGGTCTTTTTCAGTTTGGATTGCTTCTACGGCTTGACGTAACGTATTGCTGATAGAAAGTTTACGACGTTTATCTACTAAGTCATCTAGCAAAAAGTCGATTGAATCAGTTAGTTCCGCTACACGATACATAGGGAAGTTGGCTGTAATAACCTCTTCACTAGGGCACTCACCGTATTTGGCAAAGTGCGTGCGCAGGTATGTCCAGACGCGCTTGTCGTCTTCGTTAGAGAACCACAAATCTGAGACGCCACGTTCAAATAATGGAGATAGGTCGCGAACACGAATGGCTGCGCCAATTAGTTTTGTTTCTGTACTCATAATGAAGGAAAATCCATCCCCCATCGACCGTACCGAAGTAGTCGCGATGGGATATCTATTACACCAATAACCTCTGGTCTATAAGGAAGTTCTGCAACTAACTTATCAACCGATTTGTAAGACGAGCCGTACCGAAATGGATTCGTTCCGATCTTATCTAAATGAAGCATTAACTCTACCAGTTCATCTTCTGAATGTGTAAAGCTAATTAATTCCATTGTAATACCTCGTTTAAGCGAAGTCATATACAGATGGCTAAGCACCATTCTGTTGTATTCTTTGCGCTTATTTTTAACTGGTATAAAGCCTAAAACTTTCTTATTATCTTCGTAAACATCTACTATAACATCAGCGGTTACTATAACACGTTGCGGTAAAGAATTACTAATGTCGTTTCCTTGCATTAGTAAATCTCCACTTTAGCGTGTTTAATAATAAACTCCCGGAAAGTTTTTTCGTTTTTCATAGCTACTCTAATTTGCTCCGTGCTTACTTTGTCAGAAAAATCAAATGGGTACATTCCTCCACTTTCCTCAATTCTTCTTTCTACTAAAGCTGTATGTTTGCAGCTGTCTTTGACAGCAAAGCCTGGACAATTGCAAGTTAAATGTTTATCTGGGGTTGTGTTTACTTCAAAAATCCCTGGACCTGGGCTATCTGAGCGATGGCTAAGAAATATTTGAAGAAGTCTTTTATTCTCTGGCACATTACATCCTTAAATCTGAAGATGAGTCCATGTTCACGTAAATAAAAGCCTCGTGAACAAATGACTGTGTAGCAGAGCCGTAGTGAGCCTCCCAGTCATCCATCTGAATGTTAGTAGTGACTATCGTAGGAAGTCCGTTGTTAAATCTTGTGCGAAGAACATGATGAAGCATATTCTTCTGCCAACCTGAAGCACTTGCATGTTCCTTGCCTACGTCATCTAGGACTAGAACACGGACATTGTAGGCATCATCATACGCCTCGCCAAGTATTCCGTTGTAAAGCAATTCATCATCGTTATCATGGTCATCCATAATTGCGCCTTTAAGGTCAAGCAAAGAGTTGTAGGTAATGAAATAGGCTGGGCGAGATACAGCTTTGCCCGGTTCCATTCCTAAAATTTCAGGAGCGGCTTTTCTCAAAATCTCCTGAATCAATGTATTAGCCATTGTGGTTTTACCTCGACCTGGTAGCCCATAAAGCATCATGCCAAGTCCGCAAGTTTGCTTTCCCTCGGCTCTAATAACCTTATTAGAGTTAACTGCGGAAACCCACTTAGTAACGGCTGTCATTACATCCTCAGAGACGTCAGAACAGTCCTCAAGGGTCCATCCAAGTTTGGCTGGGGGAATACTCGCAATCTTCACCCAAGTCCGTCTACGGGCCGGCAAATCGTTTGGTTTATACATTTTCATCCTCGTCTAGCAAAGCAA